GACTTAAAAGCACCAACTAAAAAGAAAGGTAATAAAAGAAGAGCATCATTCTGTGCTAGAATGAAAGGTATGAAGAAGAAGTTAACAAGTAAGAAAACAGCGAGTGATCCAGATAGTAGAATAAACAAGTCCCTTAGAAAGTGGGACTGTTAGAACTATATAATTTGTTATGACTTCAGCTGAAAAACTTGCTATATGTGAGAAATGTCAACATTTCAAACAAGCAACAAAACAATGTAAATTATGTGGGTGCTTTATGCCTTTGAAAACTTTAATACCAGGAATGTATTGTCCTGATAATCCACCTAAGTGGGGTGTTGATTAATGTCACGTCTTACTCAGGCAGAGATATACTTAGGTAATCCTAATCTTAAAAGGGCAAATGTCCCTATTAATTTTACAGAGGAACAAATACAAGAGTATTTGAAATGTAAAGCAGATCCAGTATATTTTGCAAAGAACTATATTAAAATCGTTTCTCTAGATGAAGGTCTAGTACCATTCTCTCTCTATGATTTTCAAGAGGAAATGGTTAATACCTTTCATGCAAATAGATTTAACATAGCAAAACTACCAAGACAGACAGGTAAGTCAACAACTGTTGTAGCATATCTTATGCATTACGCTATCTTTAATGATAACGTTAACATAGGTATTCTTGCAAACAAAGCACCTACTGCTAGGGAATTGCTTGGAAGATTACAATTAGCATATGAGAATCTACCTGTTTGGTTACAGCAAGGAATCATAGCATGGAACAAAGGTAGTATGGAGTTAGAAAATGGATCCAAAATTCTCGCTTCTTCTACTTCAGCATCTGCTGTCCGAGGTATGTCATTTAACATCATCTTCTTGGATGAATTTGCGTTCATACCTAATCATATTGCAGAGCAGTTCTTTGCCAGTGTTTATCCTACTATATCATCTGGTAAGTCAACCAAAGTCATCATCATCTCCACCCCCAACGGAATGAATATGTTCTACAAGTTATGGCATGATGCCGAACTTGGTAGAAATGAGTATACGACTACAGAAGTACATTGGAGTCAGGTACCTGGCAGAGACGAGAAGTGGAAAGAACAAACTATTGCCAACACATCTGAACGACAGTTCACACAGGAATTTGAGTGTGAGTTCTTAGGATCTGTTGATACATTAATTTCAGCAGCTAAGTTAAGATCACTGTCATATGATGAACCTTTGGTTCAGAGAGGTGGGTTAAAAATATATGAACATCCAAAAGAAAAGCATGAATACTTGATGACTGTTGACGTATCTCGTGGTGTTAATAACGATTACTCAGCATTCATATTATATGATATAACAGAAGTACCATATAAAATTGTTGGGATCTATAGGAACAATGAAGTTAAACCTATGATCTTTCCCAATATTATCAATCAGGTCTCAACTCAATACAATCAAGCATACATTCTATGTGAGGTAAATGATATAGGAGATCAAGTAGCATCTATACTACAGTACGATCTTGAGAATGAGAACGTACTTATGTGTGCTATGAGAGGACGTGCAGGTCAGGTAGTAGGACAAGGATTCTCTGGTACTAAAACACAGTTAGGTGTTAAGATGAGTACTACAGTTAAGAAGATAGGATGCTCAAACCTTAAACAGTTAGTAGAAACAGATAAAGTTTTAATTAATGATTATGATATTATTGCTGAACTTACTACATTTATTCAAAAGAGACAATCATTTGAAGCAGATGATGGTTGTCATGATGACTTAGCAATGTGTCTAGTTATATTTGGATGGTTAGTTGCTCAGGATTATTTTAAAGAGATGACTGAGAATGATGTCAGAACAAGAATCTATGAGGAGCAAAAGAATCAAATAGAACAAGACATGGCACCATTTGGTTTTATTGATGATGGTCTAGGAACATATGAAAAAGAAAAAGATCAAGAAGGTAATGTATGGGTAGTTGCAGATAATAAAGGATGGTATGAAGGTGAGAGTCCTAGAGATGAGTATGGAGAGTTAAATTATATGTGGGAGTATAGATGATGGATGAGTTTGGATTTGGTCTAGAACAGGTCATATTCAAAGATAGAGTTTGTCGTGTATGTAATAAGAAGAAAAATTTATTAGAAGATTTCTATTTGACACGTAAAGATAGGAAAGGATTTCCTTCAGCATACTCATATGAATGTAAGACATGTACAGTTCAAAGAATAACATCTAAGAGAAAAAGTAAGAAGAAAAATAGACCTAGACCGTTACCTCCATACCTAGCAGATTATCCTGACTGGTAGTATGTTCATGCATTGTTTCCCCACTGAAAGAGTGGAAAATAATAAATATTTGCAGATATATGACTAATCACCTCAGGAGATACACATGGCAACTTTACGCTCACCTGGTGTCGTCGTTAAGGAACTCGACTTAACCAATGGCAGAGCTGAGATTGGAATTAATAATATTGCAGGATTTGCTGCACCTTTTACTAAGGGAGAACTAGGTTCTCCTGTTACTATAAGTTCAGAAGCTGGACTAATAGAAGCATTTGGTGAACCCGTAGCAAATAATTCGGAGTACTTTCTCTCAGCAACAAACTATTTAAATTACGGTGGAACACTGTCCGTAACTAGAGTAAACACAGATCAACTTAAGAATGCTGTTTCACGTCTAGGACAAAGTGTTTCTTCAGTAACTATCAATAACCCTACAACTAACGGTAAATACGTTTCAGCACCTTCTGTTTCATTCAGTGGTGGTGGAGGAACTAATGCTGCAGGTACTGCAGTTCTAGATGCTAATGGTAGAGTATCTCAAGTTGTTATAACAAACTCAGGTTCTGGATATTCATCACAACCTACAGTTACCTTTGGTGACGTTGGTGTTACAGGTCAGGCAACAGTTGCTCAAGGTACTACAGCAGAAGCGTCAGCATCACTTGCTAACGTTAGTGCAGGTGCTTTAACTGGTAACTTAACAATCACAAACGGTGGTTCTGGTTATTCTTCAAACCCAGTTGTATCAATCTCAGGTGGTGGCGGTAGTTCTGCTGGTGTTACAGTAACTCCTACAATTACAGATGGTGTTATTACTGCTATTGCAGTTTCAGGTGGTTCAGGATATTCATCTGCACCTTCAATTACTGTTGCTGCACCAACAGGATTAGAAATCTCTCTAGTTTCTGGTGGTACTAACTACGACCCAACTGCAACTTACAACGTTTCAGTTACAGGTGGTGCTGCTAACACAGGATTTGCTGCTACAGCAGATGTAAGTGTTTCTGGAGTTATTACTGGATTTACAGTAACAAACTTTGGAGATTACACAAACTTCTCTGGTATCTCCCCAACAATTCCTGTTCCAGGTACAACAGCAGTAGGTACAGCAGTTATCTCCGCAGATCCAATCAAGATAGAAAACAGTGAGGTCTATGATGCACAGTACAACGACAACACAACAGGATGGTTGTTCGCTGCCAAGACAGCAGGTGCATGGGGTAATGGGTTACGTGTTTGTGTTGTTGACAATGGTCCTAGGCAATCTATTGCTCTTACAAGTGGCGACACTGCAATCGGTAATGTCAATGTTGGAGATTATGTAGTATCAGGATCTAAGAAAGGTAAGGTCATTGATTACACAATGGTTATGGATGGTGGTGTTACAACTCACTACGTACACGTTGTTATAGTTGATAACACAACTAATGCATACCTAGAGAACCCAACTACAGGTCAACTCTTTGCTGCTGCTGATTCATTAACTATTGGAGCTAACACTGGTACTGCAGCATCTGTAGACGACGGATCAATTTGGTGGTCATACGCAAAACTATACAGTGGTTCTAACTTATATTGGAACTCAGTTGCTGCACGTCCAGTAAACACTGCTGACGGTGAAGCATATACAGGTGATGCATATGGTAGAGACGCAATTCATATTGCAATCGTTGATGAAGATGGATCTATAAGTGGTAGTAAAGATAATATTATTGAATCATTTACATACCTATCAAAAGCATCTGATGGTAGAGGACCACAAGGTGGACTTAACTACTATAAGAATGTTCTTGCAGATGGTAGTGCATACATCTATGCAGGTGATACAGTTTACGAAACAAACACTAGAACACAAGATTTTGAACCAGTAGGTTCTAAAGATTTTGATCTAGGTGCAGGTGCAGATTATACAGCACTCGCAAGTGGAGCATGGGATCTTTCATCTTCTGACTTCAATACAGCATATGATGAGTTTAGAGAGATTGATAGCATCAATCTTGAGTATCTCATAATGGGTCCTGGTCTTGCTACTGAGACAGCAACAAAAGAGAAACTAAACTACATTGCAGGTATTGCTGCAGAGAGAAAAGATTGCATGGCATTCGGATCTCCACATAAAGGAAACATCATTGCTACTACTGGTCTTCCACTTGCTAACAAAGACATCGTTAAGAATGTTAAATCTTTCTACAATGGTGTTTCAAGTAGTTCATACTTAGTTCTTGATTGTAACTACAAGTATGTTTACGACAGATGGAATCAGAAGTATTGCTACATTCCATGTAACTCAGACGTTGCAGGATTAGTTGCAGATACAGCAATTAGACAGGAACCATGGTTCTCACCAGCAGGTTTCTCTAGAGGTGCTATTAGGAACCTTGCAAAACTTGCATGGAATCCTACTAAAACAGATAGAGATGAACTTTATGCAAATAGAGTTAACCCAATCAGTACATTTCCTGGTCAAGGTGCAGTTCTGTTTGGTGACAAAACAGCACTTAGCACACCTAGTGCATTCGATAGAATTAACGTTCGTCGTCTCTTTATTGTTGTTGAAAAAGCAATTGAAGAAGCTGCTAAGGCACAACTCTTTGAACTCAATGATGAGATTACAAGAAATGTGTTTAAAGGAATTATTGAACCATTCCTACGTAACATTCAATCAAGAAGAGGTATTACCGATTTCTTAGTTGTGTGTGACGGATCAAATAACACATCTGCTGTTATAGATAATAACGAGTTTGTTGCTGATATTTACATTCAGCCAACACGTTCTATCAACTTTATTACATTGACATTTGTTGCTACAAGAACTGGCATCAGTTTCTCTGAAGTAGTAGCTAGTTAAAACAAAGGAGTTAATAACAAACAATGCCTAACATAACACAATTTAAATCAAGATTGAATGGTGGCGTAAGACCTAACCTGTATGAAGTTGAAATAAACTTCCCTACAGGTATTGGTGGTAGTGGAGGTTCCGATGATCAGAAAGTTTCTCTATCAAGTCAAGGAAGATACTTATGTAGATCTACCTCATTACCCACACATTCACAAGGACTTATAGAAGTTCCATTCCGTGGAAGATTTCTTAAGATACCTGGAGACAGAACATTTGAAGCATGGACTGCTACATTTTATAACACTGCTGACTTTAATCTTAGAGCTGCATTTGAACAATGGATCAACTTAGGTAACCAAGTTGATGAAAACATTGGTGCTACAACTGGATTAGATGCTATCTTTAAAGATATCTACATTAGACAGTTATCTAAAGATGCTTCTGGTTCAACTGCTGCTGGTAGTGGTAGTTCTATAGATAAGAATAAAGTTCTTAGAACTTACAAATTAGTTGATGCATGGCCAACTTCAGTTGGTGCAATTAATGTTGCATTTGATAGTAACGATGCTCTAGAAGAGTTTGATGTTGAGTTCCAGTTCCAGTACCTTGATGCTAGTAGACCAGGTCAGAATAATACACCTGCTAATACTACTACTGGTTTCTTATCTGAACCAGATCTAGTTGTTTAGAACTTGACTAAATAGTTACACGGTAAATACAATTTAATTATGGCAACTTTATTTGGGTTCTCTATAAAAGATAAAGACCCCAAACTTAAGGCAAAAGGTGCTGCTTCCCCAGTACCTCCAGTAGATAATGACGCAACATCCACCATTACTCCTTTTGGTGGATGGTTCGGTCATTATGTGGATCTTGATGACTCAAAAAAGAGAGACGAAATAAATTTAATACGTCGTTATAGACAGATGGCACTACAACCTGAGGTTGATAGTGCTATCGAAGATATTACAAATGAAGCAATTGTTTCAGATAAAGATGATAGTCCCGTAGAGATTGAACTATCAAACTTAGAAG